TGGGAGTTTGAAAGATTGGATATTGAATACCTTTATTTTCTTTTAAAGAATAATCCTTTTTATTATGTGGAAGATAAGGAACTTAATAGACCAACTCGTGAGTATAAGGACTGTGATTATGTAACGGATGAAAAGGTTCGGGTACGATGCACAAGATCAGGTCAAGTTGATACATATCTTGATGATGATTTTAATTCAATCTATCTTGAAGAGTTAAGACAACACAATGAGATTGATCCCTGGGATTGGGAGATAACTGATAAGGATGAAACAGATGGTGAGATATATGAAGATTGGTTTGAAGTAATTTAATTTATGAAAAAGTATATTATAACGGAAGAACAATTAACCAAATTATTATTGGAAGAAGATAAACCAATAACAAAGGGAATTGCCCTACACATAACTGACGACAAGGGGGAATACTACGAATCAAAGTTAATGGAATTTAATAACGAAGAAGAATATAATCAGTGGAAGGAATCCCTGGATGACAATACAAAAATCATTGGGGAAATGGACATTGAAGAAACGAATGACCAACCAATGAATGAATCAATCAATGAAAAACAAAAAGGATTTGATATTCTATCAAAGATGATTAAAAAACATTATCCATTTATAATATCATTGAATCCCCAATATGAGGATGGTTATGGAACATCAATTTATGTTGATGTTGATGTTGATCTAAATAAGTTCTATAAACTAACAAACACAAGACCCCCAAAAGAATATTTGAAGGATCATATGTTGGACCTACTTGAAGAACGAGGAATGTATCTAATGAGATATGTTGATATAAAATATAGAGATGAGGTTATAAAACTTAATGATAGGATAAATGATCTAATGAATGAGTATTATAAAATGATTCCCTCCAGTATGATAATCACAAAGTTTGAAGGAAGGTCAGATGGATACTTTGTAAGAACTGCGACCGAGAACCCAAGATTATTTATTAACTGGAGAGATGAAAAAGAACCAATCAATCTTGAGATTAATTATTTTTATCCACAGGTTGATGTTGATAAATTATAACTGACAATTTGACCGAGTGGGGGCTTATGGTATATATACCCCCCTCCCATATGGGGGTCTGACATTATTACCCCCTCCCCCCTCCCGTATCCCCCCCATATATGACATTTTGACAGGGAAATAGGGGGCTCAATCCCAAAAATGAAGTATTCGTAAAAAAATTTCTGGGTAAAATTTCCCCAATTTCCGGGGTTATAAAATGATTCCCCACAAAACACGACCCCCTTCTAAAATAAAACCCAAATTCTAAAAAAATATTTTTGGAAAAATTTTGAGAAAATCAAGGTATTTATTATTATGAAAAAAATAATTAGACTAACAGAATCAGATCTAGCTCGTATTGTTAAACGAGTGATTAAAGAAAATAGATTGACTTCACCACCGGATGAAAATGTTCGAAAATTAATGTCATTACTTACCAAGAATAACTTAGTTGATCCTGAATATGTTAATGTGTATCAAGATTATATTGAGGTTTACAAAATAATTGGTTGTGATTCGGATTACTTTATGGAAAACTTTATTCGTCTTTATCCTGAAGATATTGATAATGATGTTGTTTATGTTGACGGTGAACATTATGAGGAAGAAATTGATGAAGAGGAATATGATGAGGTTTTGGAATATATTATAGAAAATTGGAATCCTTTGTTGGGTATTGATTTTACCGAATAATTTTATTCTTAATGTATTATAACCCCCATTCCAAATAAGAGTGGGGTTTTTTATTTTATGATATATTTATTATTATGAAAAAGATTATTAGACTTACAGAATCAGATTTAGTTCGTATTGTTAAACGAGTTATTAACGAAAGTGAAGATGTTAATGAAAGGTCATTGGCAATTGAGTTTGTGGTTTCAACCGAACGAGCCGAAAGACAAGAAATAATAGATAAGGTTAAAGAAATGGGTTTGGATTTTGAACTCTTCAAAGAATTTGTTGGTAAGTTTAAAACAAGGGGGACATTTAAAACACCATTCAAATATGATGATTCATATATTACAGAACAAAGTATGGGTGGTTGGGCACAAGGATTAAGTGCAAAACAATCAGGTGAAGTAGTAAAAGGCTGGAGCGAACCTTTAAAAAAACTAACATCAATTACATTTGATCAATTTATGGAAGGTTTAAGGGAGTTCTTAACAAGTGGAACCGGATTTGTGGTTCAATTAATACTTGAAGTACTTCCTGGTATTGGTCAATTTATTAATGTTGGGGCGTGGTCCTTATTAACGGTTTATGATGTTATGTTGGGTGTAAATAAAAATAAATGGGATTGGTTTAATATCATTGTTGATCTATGTGCGGTTGTAACAACCGGTCCTGGTGGTAAGTTTGTTAAAAAGGCATTATCACCCGTTGCTAAATTTGCAAATCAATCTATTGAGGTTTTTGCAAGGGCAATTAGTAAGAACACCCCAAAAGTTTTTAAATATGTCCTAAAATTGGTAAAAGCAATTAAATCATTTGTCCCCAAAATTGCCGAACATATTAAAAAATTAATAAGTTATTTTGGGAAAAATTTAAAAAATACCGCCATTTATAAAGGTCTAATTAAATTGAGTAATCAATTATCAACTTCGGTTTCATCCATATTGACCAAAATTGAGAATGCGTTTGTTGTGCAAGAAGGTAAATTGGTATCTTCTTTAAGTAAGACAAAACATACGGCTCAACACACGGCTCAACATGCTGGAACACATTACACCACCCATCAAGCGGGCCATGCTTTGGCCGCCGCCGTGGCCGGTGGTCATCATTAATAACATTTATTATGAAAATCCTTATAACGGAATCACAATATGAAAGATTATTTTTGGATCTTCCCTCATTTCTTAAACGAAGGGTTACAATGGAAGATTTGGAATGGTTTGATGAGAATGTAAGTCGTTTTATTATAGCAACGCCTCCCGTAAATAAATTTGAAGATTTTTCTGATTGTATTATTGGCAATCTTTTGCATGATTTTGTATCCGAAAAAAAGGGTGATGAAATTGATACATATTATGATGAGGACTATGATGAACATCTTTGGGATGAGACCAGCCGAGATAAGGTTATGGATATGTATTGGGAATTAAAACCATTTCTTGAAAAAAGGTATAAAGACCGGTTGCATCTTAACTGGGAAAGAAAAAAATCATTATAAATATAATTCTTCCTTTCTTAATGGGGGTATAAACCGAACCCGGACTTCGTCCGTGATTTTATCTTGGTTCCGATTGGCCGCGTTTTTTGAAAGGTTTAAAATTATACGAACAAATCGGAATTTGTAAATATTTATTATTAAATAAACAATTAAAAAAAACAAATTATGCCACTAAAAGTAGATAAATTAACCGCATCTGAAATTGTTCTTAATGGAACTGAAATTACACCTAGTGCGCCACCTTCTTATAAAGTTTATACAGCTTTATTAACACAGAGTGGTGGAGGTGATAGTCAAGGACAAACTTCAGGTTCACTAGTTGTTGGAAGAACTTATAGAATTATAGATAGTGGAGGTGATTTTACTAATGTAGGAGCACCTAACAATGATGGGGATACATACTTTGTAGCAACAGGACCTACTCCTAATAATTGGGGAACAGGAAGTTTAGAATTTGATCTAGGAGCTCCAGTAGTAACAGTGCTAGAGAATACTATTGGGAATGTTTGGTTTACTTATAATGGGGTTGGGGTTTATCGTACTAATTCTAATGGATTATTTACTACTAATAAAACAACCTCTTTTATTCAAAATGGTAATAATGGTAATTCTGAATTATTATATTCTATAAACACAGAAGATGCTAATGTAGTTTCAATTTTGACATCTTTTGTATCCCTTACTGGACTTTCTAGTACTGATAGTGGTTTAACAAACACTACAATTGAAATAAGAGTATATAACTAATAATTAAAATTAATTTACATAGAAACCTCACAAGTATTTTGTGAGGTTTTTTATTTTGTCTAATATTTATAAATAAAAAGTATTATGAAAAATTTTGGAACACACTTAACTTCTTGGTTGTCAATTCTATTATGTTTGACCGGATCTGTTTTATATCCATCTTGGATTATTGATGGGTATTTGGATGATTGGTATTTGAAGATTTCCGTTTTTATTGCCTCTTATGGTGGTTTGGTTGCCTCAAGTATTTGGTATGTAAAATTCTTAAAAAACAATAAATGATTTATATTGGATTTTTGTTATTTTTTTTATCTGGTTTTTCTGAAGCCATAATGGATAAACTACAATTTCATTATAATAACTCAATTTTTAAAAAATTTAAAAATCAACTATTTTGGGATCCACAAATTTCTTGGAAAAATAAATATAAAAACGGAAATCCAAGTGATGGTGAAAAGTTTTTTTTATCCAAAACATTATTTGTTGGTCTTACGGATGCTTGGCATTTATTTAAACTATTGAGAAATTTATTCATTTTTTCTGGTATATATTTTTTGATGTTTAATTATGTGTCAAATATTTTTGTTTTATTATATGTTTTAATTGCAAGAATTATTTTTGGTCTTTCATTTACACTATTTTTTAAATTATTTTAATTTTTTATATGAAATCCCTAATTAGAAAAGTCTTAAAAGAATCCGAACACATTAAAGGTTTATTTTCAGAGTTACCACCATTTTTAAAAAGAAGATTAACAATGTTTGATTTGGAATGGCTTGATAAAGAATTGGGTCATCACATTTATGCTATGCCATTTAGAAATGATTTTGATTTGTTTGTCGATGATATTCTTGGTGATTTACTTCACGAATTTGTGGTTCATAGAAAAGATGATGAGATTGAAACTGAACAAGATCCACATTATGGTTTAATTTATAGTGAAGATGGTTTTGATGAAGTAGCATCAATTTATTGGAAGTTAATACCATATCTGAAAAAAAGATATGAGATAAAACTTCGTCAAGCCTGGGAAAGAAAAAAACAAAAATAATATGAATAAACTACCACCATTTTTTATTAGAAGATATAACTCACATAAACTTGAAAAAGTTATGAAAAGAGGTGCCATACACGCTTATTTTGATACAAGAAATAAAGAAGATTTTAAAGTAGAGTTAGCCAGGACGGCTGTTGAAATATTTTTTTATATGAAATATGAAGTTGATCTTGGAAATATGTCAGAAAAAGAGTGGGAACCAATTATTGATTATATAATCGGTGTGTTTGGACCTTTAATGGATATGTATTATAGAGGTTTAAAAAAAGATTATCCATTACACGATAAATAATTTTTTTTGTTATTTGTGATATTTATAAAATAAAAATATTATGAAACTAATCATTACCGAAGAAGAAAGATCAAGAATTCTTGGAATGCACAAAAGTGTAATCTCAAAACAATTTTTAACTGAAGCAATTGATACTGAAGGTACTGTATCTCAGATTATGAATCAAGTTGCCGGAATTTTAAATAAAGAAATTGATTTAAAAATAAAACAAAATCCACAGTTCCCACAAGCTAAATTAACTGTACAAAGAGTTGCTAGTGGTGATAGAGTATTATATAAATTTATGTATGGAAACACACAAGTTGGTGAGGCTCAAGATATTTCTATTATGCTAACACAGGGTGGACCAAGATTAATTGGAAATTCCATCATTCAAGCGTTTAATATTAATTTTAATAAAAATCTACCGAAAACATTACAACAATTACCACAACCAGGTCTTAAAGCTGCCGTTGATGGTTGGGTTGCAGGTTTCCAACCACAACCACAAAAACCTGGTGCTGCACAACCTCAACCAGTTAAAAAACCTTAATAAAAAAACCCACTTTAATCGGTGGGTTTTTAATTTTATTGTGTTTTAATTATTTCAAATTTTGTGGCTTTTGATATGTCATAGTAATCTCCGGTTCTTGAAAACCAATCAAAGGTTTCATTTTCTATATCCAAATTGAATATAACACCAACATCATAACCTTCATATAAAAAATTAACAACATATAAACTTCCATTATTTACATATGCTAAATCACTCTCGGTTTCCAAAATACCATCCCTATAAAACATATCTCTTTTATTTGTCAGATCAATAACATACTCACAATTACCATAGTTGTATAATATAGGTTCCAAAACATTGGAGATCACATTAAAAACTCCCGTTGTGTCGTAATTAGAGTATTCAATAGTTTCATAAACTTTAATTTTGATAATTTGTGAATTAACAAAACTAAAAACAAAAAGTGTAAAAATAAAAAATATTGTTTTCATAGACATTTGATTTATTCTACAAATATAAATATTTTTTTTGATTGTTTTAATATTTATAAATAAATTATTATTATGAAAAAATTTATTATATCAGAAGAAGAAAAAAGTAGAATTCTTGGAATGCACATTAATGCAATTAAAAAAGAATTTATTTCAGAACAAATGGCTGGAGCTGGAGAACCGGAAGATTTAGCAATAACTCAACCAACTACCCCAACTGCAACTACCCCAACTGCAACTACCCCAACTGCAACTACCCCAACTGCAGTACCGAAACAAGAAACCGCAACATCTCAAGCACAAGGTGATAAAAACTATGTACCAACCCAAATTTTACAGGCACAAGATAAAGACTATTATTATAAAAAAGAAGGCGATAAATACTATTTTAAATTAGTAGAAGAACCAGTATCTACAAAAGCTAAAGAATTTGCAAAACAAGGTAAATTTAAAGATTGGACTGAGGCAAAAAACCCTAAAGCTATTGAGGGAATCAGTAAATTAAATTTCGCAAAAGTTGAAAAAATGGAGTTGAAACCTTTATCTGGTGTGTCACTCTCAAGTAAAGTTATAACAACTGGAACAACAGTAGGTGGTGGTGCAAAACCTTTAGCTCAACTAGCCGGAACACCAACACAAGATTTATTAAAACAATTTCCAAATTTAGCAACATTAGATCAAGCAACACAAACAAAAATTACCACTTGGACTAAATCACCTGCCGGTCAATATATCTTAAATACACCTGCGGATCAACGAGAAAAAGCAATGGATAATCTAGATAAGATGTTTGGTGGTGACCCACTAACAAAAGAACTTAAAAAACCAATCAGACAAGCACTTGGAATGAAAGCTGATAATATTTTTGGTAGAATTGCGTCAGCAGGTAGAGGTGCTGTACAAGGCGCAGTACAAGGATACCAACAACAAAGATAGTATATTTAAAAAAAAACTACGAACCTCATCAATTACTGGTGAGGTTTTTATTTTATAAAAGTATTTATTAAAATATGAAATATTTAATTTCCGAATCACAAAAGTCAAAATTAATCACTGTTATTACAAACTCGTTTGAAAAAAATGGATTTATAAAGACATTAGATATTTTTGGTATTACAATTCCAGTATTAATAGGAATTATTGGTAATGTAAAATTACCAAAATTTAGTTGTGATGAATTGTATGATATTATTTCAAAACTAATAATTGATAATGTTGTTATGACAAAATATATCACAGACAAATATTCTGTTTATATTGAGAAGGATGAATTTGTTGGGAGTGTATATTTTTCTATAACAAAAAAAAATACAGAAAGTCGTCTTGATGGGTATGCAACACCATTTTGGGACGGTCGATGCTATTTACATATTGACTTAGAATATTTCACATGGGAAGATGATGATGGTAGTACATATGATAATGAAATTGTTTTTAATGATAGTTTTTCACCACCAAAAAATTTTGACACTCTCAAAGATATAATAAACTGGATGGAAAATGATTATTTTCAAATTTTAATTGGTTTTTGTGAACCAATATTTGAAAAATTAGAATCAGAGTAATATTTATAGGTATGAAAAAAGAAGAAACAAAATCAAGAAACAAAAGAAATCTTTATAAATATCTAAAAATGATTAAAAATAATGCCAAAATTCTTGCAAAATATAATGAAGAATTAAAAAAATAATTATGGGAAAAAAAATACTTGTGACAGAACATCAATTGGAAAAATTGGTAAATTATATTTCAGAAGAGGCTGCTGGATATGATGATTTCGACCAAATGTTACAACATGGTGGGAAGTCTATGTCTATTTTGATTGATACTTTAAAAGATTTAATGACGGTTTTTAGGGGTATAGCTGAAATGACAAGTTCAAAAACTATTGAATATATAGATTTAAAAGAAAATCTAAAAGAAGCAATTGATTTAATTTCAGAAATAAATAGTGTGTCAAAAACTGTTCTACAAGATTTTACAGATAAAGAAGTTATTAAAATTAGTGAAATACTACATAGAAAATTAGAGTCGTATCAAGAAAAAATAAGAATGTTAATTAACATGGGTGAAGATATTTTTTCTAAAGAAAATGTTAAAAGTAAATTAGAAGAAATGACAACAATTGTTTTAGAATGGGTTGAATCTTATGCTTATGCTCTAAAAGATGCCGATACTAAATTTAGAAAAAGATTAAGAAAGGGAAAACCATTCCAAAGACCGGACATGAATTAATGGTTTTTTTTGGTTTTAATTATATTTATTAAATAAAAAAATATGGGAACAAAAAGATTTTTAATAACAGAAGATGAAAAAAGAGAAATAATGTCTCTTTACAATTATAAAGGTTTATTACAAGAACAAAAAAATCAATTAAATGAAGGTGATCCGACGCAATCCGCTGGTTGGTCAGCTGTCGGTGCCGGGACTGGTGCCGGAGCAGGGGCTTTAATTGGTGGACCGATTGGTGCTGTAATTGGCACAGTGGCTGGTGCTGCAATTGGTTATTTACTTAGTTCAGGCGGCAAGAGTTATGATAGGGTTAAAAAAACATTTGAATTTTGTAGAACCAATAAAAATAATTTTTCAAAACCAACTAAAGATGACTCCAGAATTAAAGAAATTGCAACAGATATTCACGACGCTTTAACACCTTGGGGTTATACTTCATTGAATAATTTAAGAAGGGCTTTACAAAGTTGTGAAACAGTTGTTGATTTTTGTGCTGTAAGTGATAGATATAATAGAATTTATGGTGAAACATTATTTGATGCAATTGATGGTGATATTGAACAAGAAAATGAATGGTTGAACTATGTTTGGATGCCATTAGAAAAATTAATTAAAAAAACACCTAAAATTACGGATCCGAAAAAAGTAGAAGATTTACACAAAAAAGCAATAGATTGTGGTTATAAATCAACTGAATCATATAAAGCCGCACAATACAAATGTCCATCACAAATATTAATTAATGCTAAAAAATGTGGGTTCAAAACAAGAGCGGAATATGAAGCCCAAAATTGGGCTTGTCCTAGCGCGTCTCCACAAGAAAAAGAAAAAATTAAAAAAGAAACTCAAACAATAATTTATCGTGAGCGTAATACTGGTGGTGGTGGAACTGGTACAAAATATAAAACTTGTACTGAAACATATATAAAAGGTTGTGTTTCAGATACAATTAAAAAAGTACAAGGATGTTTAGGAATTGGTGCCGACGGAAAAATGGGACCAAACACAGTAAGTGCTGTAAGTGCTAAAATTGGTAGAAGTTATTTTACTGATGCTGATGTTGAGAAACTATGTGGTGCTAAAGTAATAGATGGTGGACAAGACCTTGAAATACCGGATAGTGATCAAACAAAAATAGAACAACCAAAACCAACATCAGACCAAGTTGAGTTTGGTGGGGAAGAATATTAAATAAAAATGGGGATTTATGAAATCCCCACCAATTCTAATTCAAAAATAAGTTTTTGTCCGGCTAAAGGATGGTTAGCATCAATAACAACAACCTCATCTTTAATTTCCAAAACTTTTACAATACTTGGACCCATAGGACCAAATGTTTGTAACATCGCACCTACCTCAACATTTTCTGGAACCTTTGTTTTTTCAATTTCAATCACCAGTTCTTCATTTCTTGGACCATAGGCTTGATCTGACTCAATTTCTACTGTTTTTTTATCACCAACTTGCATACCAACTAAACCTTTTTCAAATCCAGGAATAAGTTGACCTTGTCCTAATTGTGCTTCTAATGGAGTTCTCCCCTCCACCAAAGATGAATCAAAGATTGTTCCATCTTCTAATTTACCTACGTAGTTTACAACTACATTACTTTGTTCATTTACCATAATTTTTTTTAACAATCATACTTAAATAAAATTGAATTGTAAAATGTATTTATTAGAAATGAAAAAATTTATCAAATATCTCATAATTCAATTAATGAATAAATATGGTTCATTTATGTGGTTTGGAACACACTTATCAATGACACAGACTAACTGGCATTATATACTTGAAACTTTTTTATGTGTTTTTATTAACTTTTTAGTTTTATTTTCGTTATATTTGCAATATAAAGAAGAAGAAAATGAAAAACTACAACAAACTTCCAATCCCAAATGATTCTGCTTGGAATAGAAAAGGAGTTTTACCATTCTTATGTCGAAATACACACTGGAGACTAAGATACTTTATTGGAGGTATAAAAAATATCTTCAGGTGGATCCCAACATTATATAAAGATAAAGATTGGGATAGTTGGCACATATTCACAATTCTTCAAAAAAAAATAGAATTCCAAAGAAAGGAAATAATCTATGCAAATCGTCATATGGATGTTGATAGAGATAATCGTGATATGACTATTGTTTTGAATCTTATAGAAAGAGTTAAAGACGAATATTACAATACCGAATATCTTGACTATGAAGACTCTAAATTCAGATTTGAACCTATTGAAGGTAATGAAAATCTTAAAAAAATGGAGATTAATATTTTGACAGAAAATTATAATGAATACTTAAAAAAGTATCCGTCAAGTGTTCGTAAAGTTTTAAAAAATAAACCTAATTTAGATAAAAGGGACTTATGTTTTTATGTCGCAAAACATAACCAAGAAAAAGCGCATAATTTATTATTTAAAATTTTAAAAGAAAGAATGCAATGGTGGTGGGATTAAAATTGTTTAAATTTATTTAGGAATTACATCAACCGACGATTGTATAATAATCGGATTTCCAACACCAAGAACATCCCAAGCTGATTTAACAATATATTCTAAACCATCTGGATATAAATCCATTGAGTTCTCAAAATCATCAAAATGTAAGGTTACATTAACCAAATAAGCTTTTTTACTCCTAATATAGGTCATATTACTTATTTTTATGAAACTTCCTTTACCAAAAGTAAGTTCTGTTTGTGATTTCAGCCCAATATCTAAAACTTTTTGGAGAAACTTTTTGTATTTCATATATTTTATCTAAAAATAAGCATAAAAATCTTTATTTTAAAGTAAAAAGACTTAATTTTAAGTATCCAAATCAGTAAGTTATGAATATTTTATATTTTTTAATCATATCATTAGTTTTTTTAGGTATAAATGTTTTAATATACTACATATTGTATAGAATTTTTAAAAAACACATTAAAAACATTCTGAATAAAATAAATAACATTGCAAATCAGTCAATAACCCAACAAAAAACCTCAATTACAAGTCATTTTGATCAAGAATTGAATAAAGTTAAGGAGATTATTAGAAAAATCACCAAAAAATAAGGTTATAGACTGAAATATTTAGCATTTTATCAGTTTATAACCTTAAAAATCATCATTTTCGGCGTTAATTTCTTGAATTTTGAGTATTTTTACATTTTTTCCCTTATTTTTTACTGAAATTTCGTGTTCATTGGGGTAAAGTATGTTATTTCTGAGTGTTTCTTGTAAATCTACCTCATTTTTTGGTATTTCTGCGGTAATTAGGTAGTATTTTTCCCCACAACCAGTACAAAATGAGTGATTTGACAATAATTCTTGTCTATTTTCACTAAAATGTGTCCCAATTTCGTCTAAATTGATGTCTTTTTCGTCATCTACAACCAAAATTCGGTATCCTATAAGTGTTTTTTGGAGGTTTTTTACCCTATTTAGGTGGTATTTTAGCTCATTTTTAGCCTCTTTTTCGTCAAAATCCATCGTTTTTAACGCTGAAATGAGGGTTTTTTTGTCTATTATTTCACTTAAAATAGGTAATAACTTCATATAAATAAATACTCTAATTAATCCTTTTTCTTTTGTTGTTTGATTTCCACCTCATATGGGCCGGTATTTGTCTTATAATTGTCATATTTCCAGATCATAATACAATCATCAAGAGTAATTGTCCTTTCAAATACCTTTCTTTCTACTTGTTTTTTTGTTTTTTTATCACTCATAGGATACAAATATAGTAATAATTACCTAAAAAAAGAAACCCCTCTTTTGTGAGGGGAGTAAAAAACTGATAAAATGTTATTCTTGGGATTCTGATTTATCCTCCTTAAAGAAATTTGTAAGAAATTTACCAACAACCCCAAATATAATTGAGGACACAATCATAATTTTAAGTTCAGTTGTTGTGAAAATTTCTTTTAGACTATCATACTGCCAAATACCACCAATTGCAATAACTGTTGCAACAGCAAGTAAAGCATCCCCTAATTTTCTCCACTTTTTCGGTGTGGGTTTCCAATAATTTTTCATCATAGTTGTTTTTATATAAATATTTAGATAAATAAAAAAGGGACAGTAGCGAATTGTCCCTTTTAACATTACCATAACCAGTAATGGTCCTAAGCAAACTTTTATTGACCTTTAATTAGGTTAATACATTGTTTTAAATATTCTTTAGCTCTTGGTGATGGTGTATATTCATCATCTTTTGTTTGTAGAGCTAAAACTCTCTCAATATCTTTAACAAGTTCAGTTCCGTGTTCGTTTTCTTTGTATAATTCAAGAATTTTATCCATAGCTTTATGACAATCACCAGTTGTTTCATCGTAATAGTTTTTATTTCTAAAACGATTTAGATTGTTCATCATTTCATAAGCTAAATGTGCTCCACCGTCTTTAATATCGTTAGCCCATCTAAGATTATTTAAAATACCAATAGTATCAACCATTGAATTTACACCGGCTCTTCTTTTTTTAATTCCAGGAGAATATTTTACATACTCATCAGCAAAACCAACAATCTCATTTAAAGGAACAACATTTTCTGGAATACATCTTGGTTTTACATCTTCCTTATTTTTACCTTTTTTTTCTGAACTTGGGTTTTCTTGTTCGGCTAGCACACGATTGATGATTCGTGTAATATCTCTTTCGTTTAATCTATTTCTTTTCATAGTATTTTACTATAAATATGTTTTATTTATTAAGATACAAAGTATTTATACAAATAAATATCAACAACTATGAGAATTTTAGAAAATATAATTAGAAAATCATTACTTGAGATATATTCACACTCAATGAGATTAGTTGAGAATGTAAAAGTGTCTGAAAATTTGAAATACCATTTGGATAATAACATTACACTATCTGAAAACATCTTTAGAATTTATTCTGATGAATATTTCAATTTAATAAATGAAGTAAGAAAATTATATAATCGTGGTTTAATCCAATTAAATGAAGAAGATACTTGGATTGTTGAAAGTGATTTAGGTAAAAAGGTAATTCTTGAAAGTGGTGAGGAAGTTTGGCTTGATGCCCCAATTGAGGTGGAAGAACCGATTACCGAAGCAAAACACAGAGGAAAAAATGTTAAATTAAATAGCCCTTTTAGAACACCAGGAGGACCAAAGAAATTTGCTGTATATGTTAAATCACCAAGTGGTAATATTAAAAAAGTAACTTTTGGTGATCCTAATTTGAGAGTTAGAAACGCAAGTAAATCAAGAGCAAAATCATTTAGAGCTCGTCATAAATGTGATCAAAAGAAAGATAGAACAAAAGCTGGTTACTGGGCGTGTAATGTTTCAAGATATAGAAAAAAATTGGGACTTAAATCATCAAGAAGTTGGTAATTAATTATGACACCATACGAAAGATTTATTAATAAAAAATATATAATGTTATTTAACGCCTTTTTAAAAAAAGCGTGTGAACCATTATTTTATGAAAAATATAAGAAAAAAATAAATCTTAAATTATATGGTATTGCAATAACACCAAAAAGTTCTGTCAACAAATACATACCAAAAGAGGAACTTTTAAATTCACAAGCAACTGTTAGTTTTTTTATTGATACTGAACCAAATAATATAAGAACTAATTTTATTGAAGATTTGATTTTATTAAAAGGTGAAAATATTCTACAATTACAAGATGGTCAGTATATAGAATATGATCCAGATAAGTTTAATATTAGAATTAATTTTAATAAAAGACCGTTATTTAAGTTAGACTATACTACGGATAATCGTTTAAATGAAGAAATTGAGCCATCCGAAAGAGCAATCAAAAATATTTGTGATGCAAAAAAATTTTGTAAAGCTCAAGGAAAAATAACATTCGGTCAGTTAAAAGAAATTGTAACAAACGCAAAAGCAAAAAGATTATATCAACATATTGGTGAAGGAGGATATAAAGCAATATTAAGATTGCTTCCTTGGTTTTTTCCACAATTATCAATTGTGGGTTTTACCGGATCATTATTACGAGCGTTTAATAAAGTGTTTAGACCTGGAATTGAAGAAACAACCGGTTATAAAACTTGGTGGGGAAAAACAATAATGAAAATTTTTAATTTGGTTGAGGGTGAGTTAGGAATTGACGACCCATTATCAAAAATATTTTTTATATCTGATGGACTTATGACAATGCTTGATGATAAACTAAAAGTTAAGTTTGCTAGATATATTGCAGAAATTGCATCAGAAAAATCAGATGATGAGGAGGTTCCAGAATTTTTCGTTGAGAATGAATTAAGACATTGGTTAAATGAGAAATTTTTATTGGATCCACCACTACCAGAAAAAAAAGGAAAAGAAGATGATGAATTACCTTTTGATGAAATCAAAGAAAATGGAAAGAAAACAAGATTATTTAAAGAAAGTTTAGATAATGATGAGTTAAAATGGCATTTTGATGAATTAGACAGAAATGTTAAAGTAATAAAATCAAATGGTTGGAAGTTTCAGATGGATAATCAAATACCAAAACAATTAAAAGAAGGTGAGACAATCTTCATACCAAAAGGTATGTATCATAGAGTTATAAAAGGAAATGGTGATTTGGTTGTTGAAATAGAAGAGATTAAAAATGATATTATTTTAGAAAGAAATAAATCAGAATTAAGAAATATTATTAGAACAATCGTTAGAGATGTCGTAAAAGTTTTCAAAGAAAATGAGGAAGGAACATTTTATCTACCTGAAGAATTGGATAATGATAATATGTTCTATGAATTTACCGATCTACCAATACCAATTGGTTTTGAATTGGAGATTGAACAAGATAGAAAAATAGACGATTTTATATTAAATGCTGACTATTGGAGGGATGAGGATACAATATCAATTAAAATAAAATATAACCCAACAAATAAACAAAAATTAATTTATGATATTGTTGGCGAATTAAATGAGTTGGTTGGACACGAATTAAGACATGTTTATCAAAAATTAAATAGTCTTTACGATTTGGATCAACCAGAAGAAACGGATTCGTTTAAATATTATACACAACCAGAAGAAATTGATGCTCAGATTTTTGGTTTTAAAAGAATGTCAAAAATGACAAAAAAACCATTTATAACTGTTATGAAAAATTGGTTTGAGAAAAATAAAGATATTCATAACTTAACAGACGATGAAACAAAAAAAGTTATGGAAATAATTATAAAAGAAAAAAAATGAAGAATATTCCAGAAAATATATTAAAAAAAATTGAGATGTTAAAAAGTCTAATCCTTGCAAAATCTGGATTACTTTCTGAATATGGGAGTAATGTATCTATAATAACGGGTGATGTTGTTTATGATAGAGAAAAAAACAAGGTTAATGAACTTATATTTGAAATAAAAATAAATGATGTAGATTGTCCGGAATGTGATTTTGAACCAGAAAATATTAGTCAAGAAATTGTCAAATTAAAAACTAAAATATATAAAGGTAGTGTTGTTGGTTTGACCGAAAATTTACAATTAAAAAACACATATTCTTCTTTAAGAGGTGTTTTATTATATACTTGTGATTTATATGGTGACAATTTTGAAAAACTGGAATTTGGGGTGTTTTTTGATCCAGGATTTAAATATTAAGATTTAAATCTCCTTACAATTGCAAGTAAAATTCTTTTAACAATTTCACCACTCAAATTTAAAACAATATATCCACCAATTCTTTTTACAACATCAATTGGATTAACCATATCTGATTCACCTTGGACTAAATTAAACAAATCACCAATTAGTGGGATAATAAAAGTATATGCCAATATATTAGAATATTTTAAAGTAGGTATTGCTAAACTTTCTATAAATTTAACGAACACATTTCTTAATCTTTCACCGACTTTTAATGTATCATCAAATACCTCAACTAGGTTTCTTTCTTTTATTTCGTCTAAAACACTTTTTAATTTTTCTTTATTATTTTGATAATATACCAAAATTAAACCAACAGACATTAACACTAAATCGTCAGGTGATATTCCGTCAAATTTATTTGCAATAAAATCTTGAACTGGTTTTACAAATCCGGCAATAGTTACACCCCAAGTAGATAAAAAGGTTAAATCCAAACCAATCTGGTTTTTGATGTTTTCACTTAATTCCCCAAAGAAGTTTTTCATATTTTCTAACTTTTTTTCAAACATAATTTTTCTTTCTTCAAGAATTAGTTTTCTATATTGAGATTCTTTTACTATTATTTTCATACTAAATAAATATTTCGTTATATTTATATTTGTATGGCAAAGAAAATAAAATATGAAAATAACGCTCCACTAGAAGTTGGGGACAAGGTGATTTGTGTTATAATGGATGATCCATATTCACCAGTAAATCCAGGAACACCAGGTAAAGTTAAATCCGTTAGTGAGGTCCAAGGAGACAAAATATATTATGTTGAATGGGTTGGTGGATCAAAACTCGCTTTAATTGATGGTGCTGATAGCTGGAAAAAAATAGTTCAAATTGATGGTAGTGAAGAATCGCTAACCGAAAATAAAATTGTTCTCGTAAGAACAAAGAGAGATATTCTCAATAAAAATTTTTAAAAAAAAACAAAATATGAACCAATATTTCTTTAAAATGTCACAAACCGAAAAAAATAATATTTTGGATCAACACAAAACAATATATGATGGTTATGTAACACAATTTGGACAACAATCAAATACACAACCATTATATGTTCAAGATTTTGCGAATGATAAGGGTGGTATTGTTGTATCAAATAAAGGTAATGTTAAACCTTATACAAATGTTGGAATAAATGAGTCACACATTCCTCTTGATAAGATTGCTGACGGTCCAGATGATTTAAAAAATGGAACCGTAGATTTTGATGATGTTGAGGATAGAGATGATGAATATGAATTCTTTTCTACTGGAAATTCTGATGACTATAAAGACCGAAGTATGTATGATCCATACTATGATGATGAGGAAGATTTCTCCGATATGATGGCTATTGAAGATGATTATTTAGATGATGAAGAATATGAAATCGATGAAGATGATGAAATTGATTTTGATAATAAATTATCTATTGATCTAATTAAAGATGTTCCAGATGATTTAAAAGAAGATTTCATTGTAAAACTTGATGAATCTCTTAGTATGTTTAAAAGAATTATCAAATAATAATGGAAGTTAGAGAAATTGTTTCTTATTACATTTATGAAGATACAAAAAGGATGGAAATTACATTTCGTCTTACAATTGATTCAGAGGATGAGGTAAGAAATGATATTATCAATTTGGATGAGTCAAAAGAATTTGGATATAATCTAATTGAAGAAAGTTACGATTTTTTTAATACATTGGATGATGATTTTGAAGACGAGGATGATTTTGAAGATGAATTTCCGACAATAGATGAAGATACTCTTTTTTCTTTCCTAAACGAATATTATATTGTATATCCAGAAAAACTACCAAAGGTAGAAAGTTTTTAATCCTTATATTTTTTTTCATACCATAGGTATATTTATATTAAAAGATATTCTATGGATAATCTTGAAGATTTAATTTCAATTATGCAAAAATTTACTTTTAGTGATAAAAGCGAAGGTGAAATTGATGAACAAGAAGAAGGTGGTGGATCAACGGCGACTTCTGGTGGTGGCAATGGTTATCCGACTGTAACAAAGTGGGAAACCGGACTTACAAGGAGTGTTGCAAATCAAATTGACTATAAAGTAACCTGGAAATCTTTAAATAAATTAACAAGAGGAAAAGCAAATACATTATTATGAAAAAACCTTTATATTTTTTGGATCAATATGAGAAACAGAGAATCCTTGAAATGCACAAAAAAGCAACAAACCAATTGTATCTAAAGGAGGATAAAGAACCACTAAACGAGTTTTTTTTGACATTACTTGGTATTGGTCTTGCGGCTGGTGGTGCTGCGGCACTTTATAAAAATTGGGATTCATTAACCGGACAAAAAAGTAAAGATGCTTTTAGTCAAATCAATAAAGGGTGTGATATACCAACTTCTAGTAAATTAAAAACATTTAACAACCCAAATGATTATCAATATATTGCAAAAAAATTAAATAAGTCTTTTAATTGGAGTGATTGGTACACATTGGGGATGGATTGGGGAACATATAATGAAACTGTAACAAAATTATTAAAGAAAATAAGATCAATTGGTGATTATTGTAAAGTTAAAAAAGAATATGAAAAACTTTATACTCAAGACTTGGGTGAAGTTTTGATGGATGAGGTTTATCAAAATTTTGACACAATTGTAATGAATGGTTTATCAGGTGCTGTAAAGAAAACAATGGAAGTTGATGGAGATGTTCCAGGTTATAAAAAAATTGAAAATAAAACCAAAGAGGACGAAGGTCTTCGTGATCCAGGTGGGGGTAATAAGGGTTCAGAAACGGAAAAAGATGATGATCTATCTTATGTTGTTTGTTCTGGTGAGTTTTATAAAGGATGTAAAGATGGAATTTCTGGTGGCCAGATTAAAAAACTTCAAGGATGTTTAGGTCTTGAACAAACAGGTAAATATGATGATGAACTTGATAAATTGGTTCAAAGTGAAATTAAAAAAAGTAAAATAACCACATCCGATATTTCTGATATTTGTGGTGAATTATAAAATTTAAATATATAAGAAAATGAAAAATGTTAATTTAGAAATTAAAAGAATGCTTGGACTTCTTGAAACAAAAATGGGTGATGTAAAACCACTTATTTCTGAACAAATATTAAATGAACAAGATAGTGCTATTTCTTTTAAAACACCAGAAGAATGGCTAACCTGGATTTCAGGACCTGCTGGTTGTTTAACGAATAAAGGGGCTAAAAATATAAGTAAAATCGGAAATATTAAACCAGAGAATATTCAAAAATTAAGAAATTCTGGTGTTAATAATGTCAACGCCGGTGACCAATATGTATCATTTATGTTAAATGATCTTAGATTTTTTGTATTTGCCAAAAGAAATTCAAAAGGAGCTTTTTTACTTGTAAAACAAGATACTGGAAATAAAGAAAAACCATATTCTGAAAATCAGTTAGTATGTCCAGAATTAAAAAGAGGTGAAAGTTTTGTATCTGATGTTAAAAATCTTTCGGCCGAACAATCAATTAGAGTTGAAGAACTTGTTGGTCCAAGTGGGGCTAAAGAAACCGATTTTAGTTATACAAAAGTTAGACCAAAATCTGGAATCGGAACACTATATGAACCTGTTGATTTGAATACTGGTATGGGTGTAAATGATAAAAAACAATATATTAAAAAAACATCATTGGATGGTTTAAAACAAGAATTTACAGAACCAGGAAAATATTTTATTTGGGTAAGTTTAGGTGGTGAAGAAAGAGGTTTTGACATTCCAGATGAAGTTGAGGCAATGTTAAAAAGAATGGGTTATACAAGAGATGCTGCTTTACCTGGAACACAGGAGGCGAAAAACCCAACTTCAGTTAAAAAACTTTGTCAAGGTGGTGATTGTGACGATGTCTTATTAAAATATGCAAATGAGATTGAAGGTGATAGAGAAATTTGGCCAATGAATGCAAAACAAAAAGAAGAAGCAAGAAAACAAGGTATAAATGTTTCAGATTATAAAGAATTTGTAAAAACCTCAGCGTCTGGAAGACAAGCTAAAAGAGCAATAAAAGATGTTCAAAGTCAATATGCTGATAAAGATTCGTGTAGAGCTGCAATAACAGTATTACATGCTTGTATGGCATCTAATGATGATGCTGAATGTGCTGATTCAATGAACCAAACTTATAGTAGTAATTATAAAGGTGGTGAGAATGAATATTTTGATACTTTAACAACATTAAAAAAATTGGTTAGAAAATGTGGTAGAGTAAATCTAAAAGGTTTCCTTGGTGTTGGTGGAAAAGATTATGAAACAATGTTAAGAGAATTAAATACATCAACAAATAGATTTAGCCCTAATGCCGAAGAAAATAAAGCATCACAACAAGCAGGAACACAACTTGAGGAATCTCTTTCAAGAAACATTAGATTGAGTTTGAAAGAAATAAAAAGAAAAACAATGAGATAAGGATAATGTCTCAAAAATACTTACTGGATGTAGTTGTCCGGTAAGGATAAACCGACAAAAGAAGGAGGTGTTAATTATCTAGCAAAGTAGGAACTTCGGTTCCTATTTTGTTTTATATTAGATTTTGTTAAGGGAAAAAAGATTAAAAATTTAGGTGGAAAATTTAATATTTAATTTGACAAAACAAAATCAATTACTCATAATTGAATAAAAAAGATAAGCTATGTATGTAATTGTTAAACATGTAAAAACGGAAAATAAAAAAAGAGTCCCGGTTATTTTATTAGATAGTCAAGGTGAAATATGGGAATTTGATACAGAAAAAGAAGCGGAAAAAATGAAAGATACATTTCAGCTCAACTCGGATTCTGGACATAAATACGAAGTTAAAAAGATTTAACTAAATGGTTCCGTAGCTCAGCTGGATAGTAGCTACGGACATGGCTCCATAGTTAAATGGATATAACGAATCTCTTCTAAAGATTAGTTCCTAGTTCGATTCTAGGTGGGGCTACTGAATATGATGTCGTATTCTATGACAATTAGAACATAACAATACACATTTATCAAGTTCTTTGACAATTTTATCCCATGAACGTAAACGAAGTTTACTCCAATCGACATCTTTTTCGTTTGGGTCTAAATGGTGAAAATCAAATATAACATAAGGTACATCTGGGTAAGTAACATTACAGTCAATACATGAACCACCTTTATATTTGATAGCATCAATTTTTCTTTGTTTCCAACGTTCAATACAATATTGATTAAAACATTGTTTACATTGTGATGAACCAGTTTTTCTATCTTTTTGTTGATAGAATTCTGTTATAGTTTTTTCTTCATTACATAAAGTACAAATTTTATTTTCCATATTAATAAATATATGGATAGAAAAAAAAATTCTAATAAAAAGTTGTATATATTAAAAATTAATATGTAATTTTGTATTATGATTCAATGGTTGCCTTCTAAGCAGTAGGTCAATGGTTCGAATCCATTCGGAATCACAAAAAAATTTCAAAAAATGTTTTGTAAATCCAAATAAAACATATATCTTTGTATTGTAATCAATTAAAACAATAAAAAATATGAAAACAGTTTTCTCTTTAGTCGTAGTTTTGGGTGCAGCATTTTTTATGTATGAAAACTCAAAAAATAAGTCATTATCTGATTTAAACAATATTTCAGATTTGGTTGACACATTATCAACACAATATGGTGGTGGTAATAAAACACAAACTCAAACTGAAAGTGACAATCAACCTACTGAACCTAGTGAGCCTGTTGAACATTCAAAAGAAGCTATCAACTACTTTAATACTATTTGTAGAGGTTCAGAGTATGGTTCAGGAGACCAAATCTCGAAGTGGAATAGTGATGTTAAGGTATATGTTATGGGTCAAAAGCGTGATTACCTTATGGATGAGTTTAAAAGTATTGTAAATGAATTAAATTCTTATATTGATCCGATTAACATAAAATTTGTTAATTCAAGAAGTGAGGCTAATTTTGTTGTTGTTTTCGGTTCAGCTCAAGATTATGTAAATGTAGAACCATATGCTGCTAATTATGTTGAGGACAATTGGGGTTTATTTACTACAAATTCTGGTTCTGTTATTTATGATGCAAATATGTTTGTTGATATTTTTAGATGCGCAGATATTGACGGTCAAAAACACTTACTTCGTGAAGAATTTACTCAAGCTTTAGGTTTCAAACAAGATTCTTACGATTATCCAAATAGTATGTTTTACCAAGGTTGGACAACAACAACTGAATACGCACCAATCGATGTTGAAATTATTAAAATGTTATACAACGAATAATGGAAGATATTTTTGAACAGATACATTACGAGTTTATAACATCTGAAGATTATATAGTCTATCTTAAAATCTTAGAAGAACAAAAAAATTAAAAGGAGATTTTTATCTCCTTTTTTTGTTTTTTTTAGTCTTCCATATATTTATTATTAAAATAAGAAATAAAAAATAAAAATATGGGAAAGAAAATAGTTAGATTAACCGAATCAGAACTAATTCATTTGGTTGAAAGAATAATCAAAGAACAACAAGATGTTGAGGTTGAAGAAGGTTTCTTTGGTGATTTAGGAAAAGGAATTAAAAGAGGTTTTACTGGTTATGGTGATGAATCAGAGAAAGATGCTAAGCGTGATGAATTAAAATCTGAATTAGACGCTATACCAGAAGAAGATGTGTTTTATGATAATTGGGATAGAAAAAAAGAATCCCTTATGCGTCAAGCTGAAGAAGATAATTACAGAGGAAGATGGGAAATTGTTGGTAACAAAGACAAATATGTTAAATGGGTTCCTCGTCATTCTGACCCAAAAAGAAGATTAGGTGCCGGATCACCATTTAGTCCTGGAACAATGTCAGAAAGTAGAAAAAGAAATAAATAAAAAAAATCCCCAGGTTATACTTGGGGATTTTCATTTTGTAATACTTGGTAATCAATATCATTTAACGAATCAATACCAAGTTCAATAATTTTATCCAAAACCGTATCGGAATCCAAAAACTCACTAATAAAATTTTTAATCAATTTAATATCACTTAGACATTCAACAACAATGCTCGTATCTTTTTGATATAAAACATCTTTTGTAATGTCAAAGTGCGATCTTAAAACACCATAATCAATAAACAAATTAAAAATCATCTCTTGTTTATCATCGGTTAAAAAACAAAAAACAAAATCTTCAGTTTCACTAATTGAATTAAAAATAACATTTAAAATTTCGTCACCAATAACAATATTAGTAAAATCGTCCATAATATCATTTGCCAACTCTTGGTTGTCAATTTTAATTTTATATACTTTTATTGTCTTCATTATACAAATATATAATATTAGTTTGAATTAAAAAAATAAAATTTAATATTATTGATTTTTTCTTTAAAAAATACTTACATTTGTTCTATGTTTACATTTGACGATATAGAGTTTGAACCACATAGTGTTGGTGAAGGATTACACGGTCTGATTTTCTTTCCTGGTGGATACGGACTTTCTGTTGTTAGATTTAGACATCCAGGTAGTAGTAGATATTCGACATATACAGATGACAATACTTGGGAGGTTGCAATTTTAAAAGGAACAAAAGATTATTGGGAAATTTGTTATGATACAGAACTAACAAATGATGTACTAGCTTACCAAACAGAAGAAGATATAAATAAAATAATTAAACACATAATGAGATTACACTAAATTTTTTTAAAAAAACACTTGTCAATTAGAAAAAAATACCTATCTTTGTAACAGAAATTAAAACTTTTAGAAATAACGATATATTTATAACGAAAATGAAAACAAATCTTAGACATATGGTCATTAGTAAGCAACCGCGCAATCAGTGGTCCTTCTGCTATAACACGCTTAAACTGTCTGGGGCATTTTCATTTATGAGTTAATAACGATTAATAAACATAAAAAGGAATATAAGACCCAAGGCAACAAACCTTGGGTTTTTTGTTTTATATTGGTTTCTTAGTATAGTTTGGTAATACCCCGGCTTTGTAACCCGGAGTCATCAGTTCGAACCTGATAGGAACCTCAAAAGAAAAAAGTTCTTTGACATATTGGCTTCATTTTGTTCCCTCGTCTAATGGCAGGACACGCGGTTTTGGTCCGTGGAATTGGGGTTCGAGTCCCTGGGGAACAACAATGGAAGGGTAATCACAACGGCTTGTGACACCGTCTTGAAAACGGTAGGTACTGAAAGGTATGGGGATCGACACCTCACTCTTCCTCACTATAGCGTAGTTGGCTAATTGGCTAAGCCACCTCATTTGGGATGAGGAAGATGTCGGTTCGAGTCCGGCCTATGCTACTATAAGTCCTCGTAGCTGAGTCTGGTTCAAGCCTCCCGCTTTTAACGGGAAGACCGTTGGTTCGAATCCAACCGGGGACACAACTTTTAATTTAAAAAAAATTTAAAAGTATAGTGGTTTTTTTCATTATTCATAATATTTATAATAAAAAGACAGATATGGGATGGGATGAAAATGAAATAAAAAAAGTAGAACTACTAATAATTGAGGGTAAAAATTATACCGAAATAGGTAAAATTTTAGGTAAAACAAGAGACTCTATAAGATATGTAGCAAATAGGTATAATATAAAATTTGAAAATTATCACCCTAAATGTCCTATTGAATGTGGAGATAATGAAAAATATTGTGGGACCTGTGGTATTAAAAAAAACAAAACAGAATTTAATAAAAACAAAACAAAAAAAGACGGTTTAAATACTATTTGTCGAGATTGTAGTAATAATAGGTCTAAAAAGTATTATTCTGAAAATCCAGAAAAACACAAAAAAGTAATACAGGAAAGAAATAAAAAATACCACTTCAAGATTAGAAATGAAATCTTTAATTACTTAAAAAGTAATCCTTGTGTTGATTGTGGGGAAACAAATGTGATAGTTTTAGAATTTGACCATAGGGATGATACAGATAAACACTTTGAACTCTCAACCGCGGTACATAAAGGATATAAATGGGAAAAAATAAAACAAGAAATTGATAAATGTGACGTTAGATGTTCAAATTGTCATAAAATAAGGACGGCAAAACAATTTGGTTGGTATAAAGGATTTAATTTGTGTTAATTAAAAAAAAGTATTATCTTTGTAAAAATTAAGGGAGAGTTGAGCAATTGGTTGGCTCAGCGGTCTGTAAAACCGTCTTCTGTAATGGAACTTGGGGGTTCGAGTCCCTCCTCTCCCACAATGGACCAGAAGCTTAAGTGGTCATAAGCTACTGCCTGTTAAGCAGAAGATAGTAGGTTCGAGTCCTATCTGGTCCGCAATAAGTTCACGTAGCTCAATTGGTAGAGCACCGATCTGATACGTCGGAGGTAATAGGATCGTAACCTATCGTGAACACTACGGAAGATAAACCTTGATGGCGATAGGGTCCGCCTGCTAAGCGAGATGTACCTTCGGGTATTTGGTTCGATTCCAATGTCTTCCGCAATTAAAATCCGGAAATTTTCCGGATACTATAACTTTTTTCCGGATAGACATCTAAGATTGAACAATCAATTAGGAAAATTTCCGGATAGATATAAAACAACAACCCGTAGGTTCTAGGTGAACGAAATTGGCTCATATCCGATTTTAGGTTGGTTCGAACCCAACATACGGGACAAAACTTTTAAAAAATAGAAACTTTTATAGCATTTGAAAAAAACGAAGAAGAATGGTTATCACCGGTACCTTCAGAAAGGGAATGGCAAGAACAAAAATTAGTTGAGATATTTGGACATTACCCAACCGCAAGTCCAAAATGGCAATACCTCAACGGATTGATTCTAATTGCGTTAGAACATATTGAATCAACCAAAGAAGCATCTCCCTAACGGAGAAGGTAATGGCTTGGTCAGGCCGGATTGACCCTCCCCACTTACGGAGTGGGGTTTATATGGTGTATGTAGCTCAGTTGGTAGAGTGCCACTCTGTGAAAGTGGAGGCCATGGGATCGTGCCCCATCATACACACAAATAGTTCACAACGGACAAGGCTTAGGCTCAAAGTATAGGGTGGTATTCCCTTTATTCCCTGAGGTGGGTGACGAGTGGTTGACCAGAACTATTTATACCTTCGTAGCTTAATGGAAAAGCCTCAGAATACGAATCTGATGATTGGGAGTTCGAGTCTCTCCGAAGGTACAAAAGATGATAGGAAGCGTAGAACAACGGACACGGAGAGGTGTTCGCAAGGGTACACACTAAGAATAGATTTCTCTCTAAGGGTGTGTGAAGTCATACGACGGGATTCCTGATAAAGTTGTTCATCATCTTTTATTTGCCCCTTTCGTATAATGGAAGTACAAAGCTCTTCTAAGGCTTAAGGTGGGAGTTCAAATCTCTCGAGGGGTACTTTAATCCGAAGTCGGCACCGAGCTAGGTCGGGCACTACTGCGTCGTAGCTTATGGAAGCGGCAGGTCTCCAACACCTCGCATGGACATTGGGTTCGATTCCCTGACGACGCGCTAAAATAAGGAACCCTGGTGTAAGCAGGTGTGTCACGTCTGACTGAAGATCAGAAGGTAACCGTTCGACTCGGTTGGGTTCCACAAAAATTATAAACTATGAACAGAGTATTCCGAAAAGTTACTGGTGAACCTGTATCTGACATTGTAAAACACACAATTGACATTCTAAAAGATTGTCCCTGGGCAGAAGTTCATATCGGAACTGACTCTCAAAATCATAGAAGATCAACTGTTTATGTTACGGCAATTGCTTACAGGTATGGTAATAGGGGTGTCCACTATATTTACCACAAACAAAAGATGAAAAAAGTAAAAGACAAATGGACAAGATTATGGAATGAGGCCGATTATTCAATTGAGGTTGCTGAATGGCTGACAAAGAAAGTTAATGTAAAGGTGGAAATTGACTTGGACTATAATAGTGACGATAAACACTTTAGTTCAAAACTGGTTCAACCAGCAACAGGATGGGCAATGTCCTTGGGGTATAAAACAAATATAAAACCACACAATCAAATTGCAACAAGAGCGGCAGACCACCACTGCCGTTAATATGTAAGTGTGGGTGAGTGGTTGAAACCATCGGTCTGCAAAACCGACAGACGAAAGTCTCCCGTCAGTTCAAATCTGACCACTTACTCAACAAAATGCCTTCGTGGTGGAATGCAGACACATCCGGTTTAGGCCCGGATTCCGTTAAAGGAGTGAGAGTTCGAGTCTCTCCGAAGGTACAAAAAATAGTATACGAACTATTATACTTTTCATAGTGTGTATGATATTTATTAATAAAACACACTATGAGAAATGATATAATTGAAAAGAAAGAAGACATACTTTTGATGGTTGAGAACAACGAATCTAAGGCAAACATTTGTAAATTTTTGAATTGTAAACCAGAAACTTTAAACTCGTATTTAAATAAACTTAATATTGAATATTCGGGTAATAAAGGATTGAAAGGTAAAAAAATATCAACAAATAGGATTAGTGTGTTTGATTATATTGAAAAAGATGTTGTATCTGCATCTAAATTACGAAAACTATTAATTAGAGATGGTATTAAAGAAAAAAAATGTGAGTGTTGTGGTTTAGAAGAATGGATGGGTAAACCAATTCCATTAGAACTTCACCACATAGATGAAAATAGATTTAACAATAGATTAGAAAATCTAAAAATTCTTTGTTCTAATTGCCATATGCAAGAACATAATTATTCAAACTCTAAGAAAAAAAATAAACCAAATATCGTAAAAGAAATGAAAACTTGTCAGTGTGGTTCACAAATTAATTTAAGATCAACGATGTGTGAAAAGTGTTGGAGTATAAAAAATAGAAGAGTTGAAAGACCTCCATTTAACCAATTACTTAATGAAGTAAGGGAAATGGGTTATTCCGGTGTAGGTAGAAAATATGGTGTTAGTGATAATATAATAAGAAAATGGTTAAGTACCATTAAAAATGAATAATAACGATATATTTATTATTATGAAAAAAATTATAAGAATAACAGAATCAGATTTAGCTCGTATTGTTAAACGAGTAATCCAGGAAGGAAATATTGAAAAATCATCAAAGGAAAAAGACCTTGATGTTAAGATGGAAAATTTCCGAGATAAAATAAGAGATTTTTTAAAATCTAAAGACTGTAAAGTAAAACAAGTTGGGACCGATTTTGAGGTTCATTGTGATGGAGAACACGTAGGTCAAGTTATGTTCAGAAGAAATGCTATTACAGTAAAAAAAGAAGGTAGTAGATTTGGAAAAGATTTTAAATTTAACGAAATGGGGGATATTAAATCTGAATTATCAAAAATAATTAAAAAATAATTTGACACTTTTAAAATTATTAATATATTTATATCAAAATAAAAAACCGCAAATGAAAAATTTACACATATCATTGATAGGAGGCGATTTAGCTGAGGCAACTTTCAAGGAGAGGGTGTAAGATTTTATACATATAAAAATTTTGAAGCCCCTCTCTAACAAAGAGGGGTTTTTTTGTTCTTTGAAATATTGGTGTGAATAACATCCCCGTAGCCCAATCGGCAGAGGCATTGGACTTAAAATCCATTCAGTATGAGTTCGAATCTCATCGGGGATACAAAAAAAAGTTAAAATTTATTTAACTTTTCGTGTTGGTTCAGATATTTATTATAAAAGGGAATTATGATAAAAAAAAGATACACATACGACGATGTTATTAAAGCTGTTGAAAAATCAAAATCAATTGCGAATGTTTTAAGATTGGTTGGTTTAAAGGCAAAAGGTGGAAACTATCGGACAATGAAAAAATTTATATTAGATAACAATATAGATACTACACATTTTACCGGACAGGGACACAATGTTGGAGAAAACTACAAAAGATTAACCGAAATAATACCTATTGAGTACTATTTGGTTGATGGGTTGATGTATTCAAGTTATAACCTAAAACAACGACTAATAAATGAAGGAATAAAACAACATAGATGTGAAAATTGTAATTTAGATTCTTGGTTAGATAAAAAAATACCATTAGAACTACACCACATTGATGGAAACCACTTCAATAATAAATTGGATAATATCCAAATATTGTGTCCGAATTGCCATGCAAATACACCTAATTATAGGGGTAATAATAAATCAATTAAGACGACACCAAAAACTATGAGGGAGATGTACCCAGAACTTTTTGAAAAAAAGGAAAAAACAATTAAAAAGGAAAAAGTTAAAAGGGTTTATGTTGAGTGTGATAAGTTTTGTGATTGTGGTAAAAAGATTAACAAAAGAAGTAAAACATGTGAAGTTTGTTACCAAGTAAAAAATAGAAAAGTAGAAAGACCAGAAAGAGAAACATTATTAAAAGATGTTGAAGTTTTGGGGTATTTGGGAACTGGAAGAAAATATGGTGTTAGTGATAATGCAATTAGAAAGTGGTTAAAATAAATTTGGTAGATTAAAAAATTATTTATACTTTTGTTTTATGATAACATTTAAGGATATAGAGTTTAGACAACATAATGCTGGTGAAGGATCACAAGGACTGATTTTTTTTCCTGGTGGATACGGACTTTCAGTTGTTAGATTTAAACATCCTTATAGTACCAGATATTCGTCTTACACAGATGATAAAACCTGGGAGGTTGCAATTTTAAAAGGAACAAAAAATCATTGGGAAATCTGTTATGAAACAGAACTAACAAATGATGTTTTGGCTTTCCAAACAGAAGAAGATATAAATAAAATAATTAAACACGTTCAAAGACTATATAACGATGAAAACAATTGAGATTACATATCAGGAAATTAAGATGGCAACAAGACCAAATGTGTATCGTAATAAAAAAAAATATACAAGAAAAGAAAAGTTTAAAAAAGATTTGGTAGATTGAAATAAAATACATATCTTTGTAAAACAAATAAGGAAAAAGGTTCTTTGAAATATTGGAAAACATTGTGGTTGTAAGAAACGGGAAACTCGTAAAGTGTATCAACCTGTTAAATCAAGATAGTGAAACGAGAGTTTGATTTAACTACTAAACTACAGTAAATATTGTGTTGTTCCCTTGAGAAAGGAATGTATTAGATGGTTTTGCATTGTCATAACCCATACAACACAGAGGAACTCAACCTCAACTTAATGTACCATTCCTGATTCCCAAGGTCAGGCAGTTGTAATAGGTACACAAGGTGACTTAAAGTGTACATTCCTAGGAAGGTCAACCACTATTACAATTGAGTACAGAGGGGGTTTAGTCAGGTGGCTGAATTGGTTAGATGCACCACACCCAAGAATAGGGAATCGCTGAGTGGATGGAAGCGGCGGTTCAATTACAGGTTCAAATCCTGTCCTGACTACGGTGAGCAACACGGTGGCTTCGTGTTAAAAGGATGAATAACGTGCCAGTGATGACCAATGGGATTGTTTGAAATAGTAACAATGTACGTGTCACAAAAAGAGCCCTCATCAGGAAGGAAAGTTCTGACAAACCTACTTAGACTTTGTAAGGTAAAGTCAAAACAGTCAAGTGGCGGAATTGGTAGACGCTGGGAGATAATACTCAAAACTCCTTGGGGTAAGGTGAATCTCACACTTATCTCGTGATAGGTTCGAATCCTTCTTTGACTACATATTGCGTGAAGGTGTAATTGGTTGCATGGGACGCTCATAACGTCTACGGGGTGGTTCGAGTCCACGACACGCTACTAATAGGATGAATAGGTGGAAGGGCCTTTCCTGAAAGATGGCTTGCTAGGCCCGTGTTCATCCTTATTTCATAGCCAACCAAGCTTTACTACAATACGGGTTCATACCTGTGGGTTAGAGGTGACGGTCAGGAAAGACTGACAATTTTTGAACTATCGTTATATTTATATATAAACGGAGGTTCAAAATGAAATACATAGTTTATGAAATAACAAATAAAGTTAATGGTAAGATTTATGTTGGTGTACATAAAACTGAAAATCTTAACGATGGGTATATGGGGTCTGGAAAAAATATAAAGGAGGCCATTAAAAAATACGGAATTGATAACTTTGATAAAAAATATTTAGCAATATTTGATAACCCAAAGCAAATGTTTCAGATGGAAAGTGAGATAGTTAATGAAAGTTTTGTAACTAATAAAAACACATATAACATTTCTTTGGGTGGTTTAGGTTCTTTTGATCACGTAAATAAAAATTATTGGACAGAAGAAAAGAGACGATTACACGGATTAAAATATGGAAGTATTGCTGGTTCGTGGGATAATAAAGAAAAAAGAAAAAAAACTTGGGAATCGGTACCTTTAGAATTTAGAATTAATAATGCAAAAAAAATGGGTGATAAATTCGGTGGTTTTAATAAATTAACTGAAGATATTGTCACTGAAAGGTTAGATTTAATTAAAGATGTTGATATGACAACTTATGGGTGGGTAAAAAAAGTATCTGATATTTTAGGTTTAACACATTCACAAGTAAAAAGATTTGTTGATAAACACTATAAAGGTGAGGTTTACAGAAGAAAAAAATAAATTATGCCGACGTAGCTCAATTGGTGAGAGCAGGACGCTTATATCGTCAAGGTTATGGGTTCGAGTCCCGTCTTCGGTACTGGGAGTGTATGCAGTAGAGTTCAGTTTGAGAGATGAGTGTACCGAGCACTTAAAAGATAGGGTACAAGGAATCAAATCGTTTATCAGTTTAAGGCGAGAAAAACTGCCGTTGTTGATGAGATAAGTTTGACGTATAAACTATTTCTCCGTGATGTTAGTGGGCTTGATCACCCCATTCACGTAAAGTGACGAAACTTACCCAGGGAGTAGTCACAACTTGCGGGTATAGCATAAAATTAATGCTTCGGCCTTCCAAGCCGAGGAAGATGGGGAGGTACCATCTATCCGCTCCAAATTTATAATAAAATTTATTTTTACTAAAAATAGGTTCAAATCTGAATTTTTACTCATTTCGTGATATTTATATATATGAGATGGGATGAAAATAAAGAAAAAAAATTAAAAAAATTAATTTCAGAAGGTAAGACATATAAAGAAATTAGTGAGATAATGGAAACCACAATTAGGTCTATAACTAATAAATGTATTAGGCTTGGTGTTAAGTGTCTTAAAAAAGAATCTAACGAAATTATTAGTTGTTACAATTGTGGTAAAAATTTCCAATCTTATAAAAGGGATAAAAGAAAATTCTGTAATAACAGTTGTAGTGCTCAGTTTAATAATACAGGTAGGATTTTATCTGAAGAAACAAAAAACAAAATCACTATTGGTGTTAAAAACTACAACAAAAAAAATGTTACTGAAAAACCAAAGCCGAATTGTTTAGTTTGTGGTAAAAAAGTTAAAAAAAATCACAACATATATTGTTCTAGTGAATGTCAAAAAAGTTGTTTAATATATAAAGAAAAACTTAGTAAAAATATGAAGGATAAGTTTAAAAAAAATCCTGAATTACACCCAAATAGGTTATGTGCTGGAATTAAAGAATCGTATCCTGAAAAATTCTTCAGGGAATTTATAGAAAAAAAAGGTCTTACCAAAGATTTAGATTTTATACAACAATTCAAGTTTGACATATATTATGTTGATTTCTTTTTTCCAAAACTAAACTTGTGTGTTGAGATTGATGGTGAAAGATTTCACGATGAAAATAGTTTAAAAGAAATAGTAAGAGAGTCAAAAATAAAAGAAAACTATACGCTTAAAAGATACAAAGTAAAAATGTTATTAAAAAAAGAATATGAAAATGATATTTTAAAAATTATTAATAATTTGAAAAATTAAAAAAAAAATACATATCTTTGTATTATAAATGAAACAACAGAAGACGAATTAGCGTCGTTGAAAGGACCCTTGGCTCTCACAGGATCGCAACCTTTACCGAGAGTTTGAATGCCCCAAGGTACTCTGTTCAGATCCCTGCTCTGATGTGCACATCAACAGGTTATGGGGAACAAACCATAAGTAAAAATCGGAGAAATGTTTCATTCTTATTAAATGGGAAAGAGATACCCGAAGTTTTTAAGTTTCCTTCATAAAAACTTAACGAGACAGGTACTAACGCGTGAAAATAGTACTCATTGGGAATCGGTTTGGAAAATCCTCCTCTCCCCCAAGTAAGGATTGACTTTTTCAAAGGGGATGCCCAGCAGGTTTTTGAATAGGAAAAACCGATGTAACTACTCACCTGTAATCTCAAGGTGGGGAAATCTGGGGGATTAGCTCAGCTGGCTAGAGCACCTGCCTTGCACGCAGGGGGTCAACGGTTCGAATCCGTTATCCTCCACAAAGTTCGGAGTAATTAACCGAACCTAACAAGAAGATGGTTCATATAGCCTAAGGAAATTTGTCGACACTAATTCCTGTCTGTCTTCTTGAGTAACTACTTATGGTGTAAACTTGGGTTGCACATGGGTCTACTTCGGCCCAAGGGTTGTAGGTTCGAATCCTATGGGTAGTTCAAAAAATAAACGATTAAAAGAATAAATGATGGGAAATATAGTTTTATATAACTCCACCGAAAAACCCACAAATCTTTAGTTTGTGGGATGTAAGGTGGTTTTAGTGGTGTTTAGTTAAATTATAAATATTATTATTTTTTGTTATACTTACCAGCGATTGACATTAATTTTTGATTTAATTTTTGACCAATTTCCATAAATTTAATTAAGTCAACATCATTGCTTGATATTTCACCAGTTTTTAATTGGATTAATTGATGTATCAGTTCAATATCTTGGTCTAATAATTCATCTAAATAAGATAAAATATCATTTTTAATTTCTTGTTCGGATTCTATAAATTTACCAGATGTTGTCATTGATGAAGAAATCTTGTCTTTAACAATATTTCTTAAAGATGAATCTTCTTTAATTACTCGTTTAACAATTCTTGTTAAATCGGATTCGGTTAATCTAATTACTTTTTTCATAATATTTTTTTAATATAAATATCCATCAAAAAAAAAAACGATTTTTCTTAAAAAATATTTTTAACCTTGATTTAAAATATATTCCCTAATTGTTTCTGGCGAAGCTTCACCAATTGAACAAGCAAAATAACCATCAGACCAAAAAGTTTTTTCTAACCAAAATTCTTGACTTAAAACATCTGAATATAAACACCAAATTTGTTTTGTTGACTCTTGTTTTAATTTACGAACAATTGATGAAACTGACAAACGAGGAATATATCTTATTAAAAAATGAATGTGGTTAATATCTGATTCCATAACCTCAATACTAAAATCAGAATTATTTGTGATATTCTCTAATATTGTTTTCATATCTTCATTTAAATTACCTATTAATAATGGTTTACGATATTTACAAACAAATATTAAATGAATTTTTAAATAATGTTTTGAACGATTTGTTGTAATGTAGTTTGATTTTTTTGACATAGTAAAGAATTTTTGTAAATATGTTTTCACAGAATACAAACATTTTACAAAAATTCTGTCTTTTGTAGATAATCAAGATATTTATAATAAATGAAGATTATTCACAAATCATATAAGTTTAGAATTGAGCCGACATCGGAACAAATTGTTTTGTTATCAAAACATTTTGGTGCTTGTAGATTTGTGTTTAATAAATTTCTTCACGAAAGAAAAGAAAAATATTTAAACGAAAAAACTTCATTAAATTATTATGATAATGCAAGAACTTTAACCGATTTAAAAAAAGAAGAAGATTTTGATTGGTTAAAGGAAATAAATTCACAATCTTTACAATCGGCAATTAGAAATATTGATTCGGCATATAAAAACTTTTTTAATAAACAAAGTAAATTTCCAAGATTCAAATCAAAATACGACAAACAAAGTTTCAAAATACCTCAAAACGCTTTAATCAATGAAGGAAAGTTAGTTATCCCTAAATTTAAAGAAGGTATTAAAATAAACTTACACAGAGAAATAGAAGGTGAAATATTATTTGCAACAATTACCAAATCAACAACAGGAAAATATTATGTTAGTATAACTTGTGAAGTTAATTACAAACCATTTGATAAAACAGGTTCAAAAGTAGGTGTTGATACTGGTATAAAAGATTTGGCAATACTTTCAGACGGAAAAACCTATGAGAATATTAAAGTTTTAAAATCAAAATTAAAAAAACTTAAATACCAACAAAGACAACTATCTAAAAAACAAAAAGGTAGTAATAGCGGACAAAAACAAAAAATTAAATTATCTTTAACTCACGAAAAAATAACTAATATCAGAAAAGATTACTTACATAAAATATCTACAGAAATTGTCAAAAACCACGACATTATATCTGTAGAAGATTTGTCAGTTAAAAATATGATGAAAAATCATAAATTAGCACAATCATTGTCCGATGTTAGTTTAGGTATGTTCTATACAATGTTAGAATATAAGTCAAAATGGAATGATAAATCTTTTGTTAAAATTGATAGATTTTTTCCATCTAGTAAAACTTGTTCTAGTTGCGGATGGATATACCAAGATTTAAATCTTTCAATCAGAGAATGGACTTGTAATTCTTGTAATGAACATCACGATAGAGATTTAAATGCTAGTAAAAACATCCTTAAACAAGGAATAAACATATTGTCTGGTTATGGAATAGAATCGGACACTAAACAAAAACAGGAGGAGGCGTTACCATTAGGTGAGTCTGTGATTCCTGAAGCCCAACCATCTTTAGTGGTTGGGTAGTTCACCAGGTACTTCAGAATCATCGAAAGTTAAATTTGTTAAGACTAATTTTAAATCTGATTTTGTAAGAAAACTTGAAAAGAAAATTAAAAAAAGATTTGTTAGAATTAAATAAAATACATATCTTTGTAAAACCAAATTAAAATGGTCCGTTCTTCTAGTGGTTATAGGAATCCGGGTTTTCATCCCGGCAACATGAGTTCGATTCTCATACGGACTACAATTAAATGAACAACACAAACACACAAGTTGTACCTCTACGGTTTTAAAGTGTGATTTTTGGTCCATTGGTGAAATATTATCATATCTGACTGTCTATCAGAAGTCCTCGGAGAGTAACCGGGATGGACCGCCAAAAGAAAGTTCTTTGAAAATATTGATAGTGGTTTTCCCCACTCAACGGATGTCGACAATCCAGAGTGGAATCGGAATTCAGCACCCTTTCTGCCGGGGCCCTGATAAAAGTCAGAAGAAGCAGTTAAGATTGGAGCGAGACGGGTACTCCATCACTATCTACAATTGTGTTGTTCCCTTGAGAAAGGAAACAAATATTAGTAACTGTGGTATAATGATTGACACACAACACGGAGGACTTCTCATCCTCAAAAAAGATTGATTTAAAGCTAAGCCCGTAAAGTCAAAGCTTAGTGGAAACGAATTGCTCGAGACGGGATCATATATGTCCACTAAATCAATCTTATTTTTAGTCAGGTTGGATACAAGGTCGGTTCGAGTCCGATGGAAGGTTATGGATGTCGGGTAGCTCCCTGTATCAAGGTTCGATTCCTTGACTGACTTCAGGTCGTCTTTTTTGGTGCTCGCCCAAGTTGAGAACATTGTTGAGACGTTAAAGTAACAAAGGTAGAAGTACTGGGGTTGGCAAGTTACCAGAAACTGCGGTCTCTTTTTTTACCGAATGGGGTTTCCAAGACCTTAAATAGAAACTTCAAACGACAGAAACAAAAAGGGGGTAACACCTTAATTCCCCCTTTTATTTTTAAAAAAGATTTGGTAGATTGAAATAAAATACATATCTTTGTAAAACAATAGTCAGGTAGCTCAATGGTAGAGCAGATATGAAAGGTGATCGGTAAGTGGTTCAAATCCACTCCTGACGGCAAAAATAAAAGTTATATGAAAAAATTAATTTTAGTATTTAGTTTACTCGTTACCAGTACGGTAATCGGTCAGTTTCAGTTACGTAATATGAGCGGATTCAAGAAAAATGAACATGATCTCTATGAGATGAGATTCACCAATCCTCGAGCAGCAATAATTAAATACAACACGGTAATTGATAAATTGGGTGCTGATACAAGTGGATTTGTTTACGACATAATGGTGAATCCCATTGATTTTGGATTCTTTAAGAAACCAGCTGAAGCCCGAACAATGTACATAAGCATTCTCCTATACGAAGATGAAGTATACAAAATAATGTTTGGTGAATTTGATGGTACCAGAGAAAAACGATTCTTCAATGTTTTAGATGAGAACGGAACACCATTGATCTTAACATACAAACCAGAATAAAACCTATATACTATGAAAGAACACGACAAAACATTTATTAGAGCGGCAGTAGCTTTACTTACAGTAATCGTACTGGGTGTGGCTATAACAATTATGATACTATCATAAAATAGTCAGGTGGCGGAATGGTAGACGCTATATCGAGTAGATGTGGATAGGAAGTACAACGAAGTTCTCGCAAAACCCATCATACCGGTTCAAATCCGGTCCTGACTTCAGCGGTTACCTGACTCCGATAGGACGGTAAAACCCATTGGGAAATCGGAAATCCGTGAATGGGGGCGCAAGCAAAGAAGAACTTGCAATGGTGGAGTGCCTAAGACAAAAGAAACGAGACGTAGGGGCGATCTTATGTTGGTTACAAATCTCCACCTTTTTTAAATTAAAAAAATTATGACATTAAAAGAACAAATAAATGCCGATTTTATGTTAGCATTTAAGAACAAAGAAATGGAAAAGAAAAACTTCCTTGGTGTTGTTAAGGGTGAAATCCAAAACGAAGAAGGAAGATCAGGTATTGCATCTGATGATGTGGTATTAGGTATATTAAAGAAAATGGAAAAATCTTTAACACAAACTAATACACCAGAATCATTAAAAGAATTGGAATATATTAAACCATATTTACCACAAATGATGAGTGAAAATCTAATCCGTGAAAAGGTTATCACATATATAATGAGTGGATTGACCAATCTCGGACAGATTATGGGTGAGTTTAATAAAAACTATAAAGGACTTGTTGATAATAAAACAGTATCTATGATTGCAAAAGAACTTTTGGAAAATACAGATAAATTATGACACCATTATTGTTTATATTATTTATTTTGTTTATCTTTACGGTAAGAAAAAGACGATGAACTTCAGTTCCCATACAGCGGTGAGACGGGCTAAGTTAGATACAATTCCTCGGTGCTGGGAGTAGAAAGCTGAAGAGTCGTTGTTTGTCAGGAGCGTAATGCGGCACGGTGCCAAGTCCTAAAGACACCACGGTCCAAGAGCAATTTGGACGCGAGAAGTTATAAGGTTGCTAAATGTGGGTTCGAATCCCACCCTGACATCTAAAATTTATATATTATGAAAGATGTTTTTTTTACTATTTTATCTACTGTATTATCAGTAATTGTTGTTGGGATTGGGCTTCAAATGACGACTTATTTTCTTAAAAGTGATGTTGGAATTTTTCCATTTATTGTTGGGTTAATTGGTTTTTTTATAGCAATAAATCCAGCTATGAATCAGTGGGAAGAAGTGTTCAGACGTTTGTTCAAAATTAAAGATTAAAACTTTTTATGGTTTTTTAGATATTTATCTATAACAAATAAACCATAAAAAACAAAATTTTATGAAACTTACACAAGAACAAGTCCTTGGGATTGCAAGACACATATTAACCTTTGCTGGTGGTATTGTCATAATGAAAGGTTATGCTAGTGAAGCGGTCGTAACTCAAACTATTGGTGGTATTTTAACGCTAATTGGGGCTGTTTGGTCAGTGGTTGTTAAGAAGTAATTTTAACAAAATTTTATAAATCCCATCTTTTTAGGTGGGGTTTTTTAATATTACAATATATTTATTAAGTAAATTTATGTGAATGGAGAATTGGGTAGAACTAACAATTGCTTTTATAACCGGTATTTTGGGTCCTTTATCGGTTATTTTTTTAAAAAATTTTTTGGACAAAAGAAAACAAAAACCAGATATGGTTACAGACACACTTCGTGTAAGTGAGTTAATAAATTCAAGAATAGAACATATAAAAGATGAATTTAATGCTGATAGAGTTTGGGTAACACAATTTCATAATGGTGGTAATTTTTATCCAACAGGAAAATCTATGGCAAAGTTTTCAATTATTTATGAAACTGTAGGTCCTGGTATATCTTCAGTGCAATCAAATTTTTATAACATTCCGGTAAATCTATTTTCAAAATCAATTAATCAACTATATCGTAATGATGTAATTGAAATTCCTGATTATAAAGATGAATCAATTGCAACTTATGGATTAAAATATATTGCCGAAGATACTGGTTGTAAATCCGGTTATTTATTTGCAATTAAAACTATTGATGATAAATTTATCGGAACTTTGGGTGTTGATTTTACAAAAAGAAAAACAAAACTTGATATGGAATCAATAAATCATCTTCAAGTACATGCAACATCTTTGGGTGGTGTTTTAATGAATCATTTATCACAATAATTTTTTTTTAATTTAATTTATATTCATACCTTTGTTGTATGAATATATTTTTCCTTGATTTTGATACAAAAAAATGTGCTCAGTATCATTGTGATAAACATGTGGTTAAGATGATCCTGGAGACTGCTCAACTTCTATGTGGTGTCCATTGGGTTATTGGATCTGACGCACCTTATAAATTATCACACAAAAATCATCCTTGCTCTATTTGGGTTAGAGAGTCTTTATCAAACTATCTTTATTTATGTGATCTTGGTTTGGAGTTATGTAAAGAATATACCTACCGATATGGTAAAAGACATAAATCACAGGATATAATTGAATGGTGTTTAACTAATAAACCAAATATTCAAGATGTTGATTTTACTTGTCCACCACTTGCAATGGGTGATGAGTTTAAAATCGGTAATGATGTTATTGAATCTTACAGAAATTATTACCGAAAAGCAAAAAAATCTTTTGTAAATTGGAAAAATAGACAAATTCCAGATTGGTTCATATTTATATAATATGAAATTTAAAATTCGTGAATCAGTAAAGTCTTCTGGGTTATCAAATGTTATGTTTGGTGATAATATTGTTGGTAGTGCAACACCATCCAAAGACAAAATAAATCCGGAACTTTTAAAAGATGTTAGTGATGCAGCAAAAAAAGCTGGTGTGGAGGTTACAATTACTACAGCAATCACTGGACACAAAAAGGGTACAAGACACGAAACTGGAAATGCTGTAGATATTGCTATTGTTAATGGTAAAGGATTTTCTGGTGGTGTTTCGGATGCAAAACAAAAAGGAATATACGATGCTATTCAAAAGTTTGTAGACACTTTAGTTTCTATGGGTTATAAAAAAAATAGTGAAAAAGGTAATGATAAAGCCGTTTTAACTTTTGGGTTTCCAAATCACGAAAATCACATACATATATCAAGAAAAAGTGGAGCAAACTCAGAACCAAAAAGTACTGAGGATTTAACCATTCCTGACGAATCAAACTTAACAATTTCCGACATACCCGATTCCCCAACAAAAGACGACGAAGAAGAAACACAACAAATGGACAGAAGTTCAAAACAAAATAGTATTATCAATTCACTTTCGGATATTTTTAATATGCCTGAAGAACAAAGAAAAGAAAAATATAGAGAATTGATAAGTAAGGTGTTTTCTTTAAAAGAAAATAATGGTTTGCAAAAAAGATCGTCAAAACTGAATGAGGAAATAGAAAGAATTAGAAAAATGTTTTAATTTTCTTGACTCACCCAAATATTTATTATATGTTTGTAATGTATTTAAAAAACAAACAAAATGAGTGAAACACAAAATGAAGTAGTTGAAGTTGAAATCTACGGATACATCAACGATAAAGGTCAAAAAGTTTATACACCTAATTTAGAGTTTGCCAAAATTATGGTAAATAAATATGGTAGTGGTAAGCTTTACATTGAAAAAAATTAAAAAAACTTACAAAGTACTTGACAAATCAAAATAAATGTCTTAACTTTGTAAAACAAAATCGGAAAAGTCCGAAAAAGTTCTTTGAAAATTTAGATTATCCTTTCAGGAGTAAGAAATGAAACTGATAAAGATATTGGGCCGTGTATAGTCCAGAAAATAAACCACGAAAGTGGGATAAAGTGAATCATTTGTGTAAATGATTTGCGGCTTCTTTGGGAGCTTGAGTACACAAGCGGGATATTATTTTGGCTTTAGTATTGAGGGCAACGCTGTAAAGAGTGAGTCAAAATAAACTGGCGATGTGGGTCGTCTGTTTGAGGTGGGAACACCAATAAGAATAACCCGTAGGGATATTGCAAAACTTAAAGTCATCCAACTTTGATATTGCGTGTTCCAATATAATAGGTTACTTAAAACCAAGTGGAAGTACCACAAGGTAAGAAGGAGAACGAGTGGTGTCGCTACCTTCCCTTACGGTGGTTTACCAAAACCCTGTAATGAAGTAGTCTTGAAATATGGAAATGGGGACATTTCAGAGAGTAGTTAAGTATCGACTCGTTCAAAAGATGAGTTGGCTTGGTTGACGGACCACTACTTTCACAATCCACAACACAAATACTTTATGGAAAGTAATAAGACCATTATTAAACTACAGAAAGGAAAAGTGTCCGTCAGGTTTGGATGAAAGGTGACTACATAGTAATGAGCCGTTCATTGCACACAAGGATCCCAAGTCTAAGTGTAATTATCCGAAAAACCTTTAGTCCCGCAAGGACGAACTGGGGAGGCATCCTCGGAAAGAGTCAAGTAAGGTGAGAGTAATTCAAACCTCAAGGAGTGGTAAACCTAAAAGACCGTCACTGAGAAATACCATTCAAAAGATGGTGGATACGAAGGGAAAAAAATAATCCTTCAAAAGGTTCTCAAACCAAGCTGTAATCTCAGGCTTATCTTTAAAAATCTAAGTACTTATTGAAAAAAAAATTGGGGATAACGGTTGGTTATCCTTTTTTTGTATATATCATATATTTATATTTTATACAATATATGAAAAAATCTTTAATAATAGAAGAAGTCAATAGAATTAACTACTTAATGAATTTTGATATTAATAAAAGTATTGAAGATCAAAAAGAAGTTCAAATATCCGAACAAACTTTATTTGAACAAACACAACCTCAACAATTAACACCAGAACAAATTAAAACTGCTAAACAAAAAATCCAAGCAAGTGCCAATAAAACAGCTTATACAATTTTTGGTGAATTATTAAAGGCTTTTGATGTTGATGGTGATAAGGATTTGAAAGATAATGATGGGACAAACGAAGGTGTAGCTTTAGCTGCAATCAAAAAAATTCAGAATAAAGAAACTCTTGATGCTTTAAACAAGTATATCGCAAGTTGGAAACAATATCCAAATTTAAAGTCTTGGTTGAATGCGGAAATGAGTGATTTTGATAGTGAATACGGTAATATCTGGAACAATCTTGAGAAAATGGGTTATGCCGGTGCTAATAGAAATGTATTACTAAAGGTTGCGGGATATACACCAGTTGGTATGGTAGTAAAAGGTGCTGATAAAGCAATTGATTCTTTAAGAAGTTTATCTTTAGAACAAATAATGGAAGGATTTAGGGATATTGTAAATGGTATTGGTGGAACTGTTGCAACATTAATTTTAACCGCTATACCAGGTGGGCAAGCGGCAAATATGTTAATTTATGGTGCTTTAACAGCTTGGGATTTTGTTCAAATGGATAAAGGTAAAGGTAGTTTTTTTGATGCAATTTTAGACACATTTTCATTATTATTGTCTGGAATTGGATTACAGACCTCTTTAAAACCACTACAAGGGACTAAAGCAGTTCTTGGTGCTGAAAAAACCGCAGTTGGTTTTTTTGGAAAAATGGCACAAAAATTCCCAAAATTAAGTCAATTTTTTAATAGTATTGTTGGTAAAATCGCCGGTGGTGCAAAGTGGGTTATTGATGGTATTAAAAAAGGTGTAAATTGGTTAATTACAAAATTATCCTTTCTAAAGAATTTTGGTAATATGTTATTGGGATCTTTAAATAAGATTACAGCTTTTTTGGATGAGATTGTAAATGCAATAAAAGGAACAGCAGGAAAAGTAGTAACCAAAACAATACCAAAAACAACAACATTACTACAAAAGGGAACAGCATATTTTACAACATACGCAAAAACAAATTTAGGACCAATATTCCAATCCATTGAAAATGTTCTGGGTAAAGATATAATGAGTAAGTTAAATGAAAAAACTGTTAGTTGGATTAAAGATAAAATATTTGAACTTGGTTCTAATGCAACAACAGAAAATGTAAGACCCTTGATTTGTCAAGCTGGTAAAACATATTGTGACACTTTTGATGTTATTATGAATGGTGTTGTTGCTACACATTCTGTAAAAGGAACTAAAAAAACCGGAAAAGAAACTGTAAAGTTAGCAAAAGGTATTAAAAAAGCTGAAACTGGGATTGAGAAAGCTGAAAAAATTATAGGGGCAACTAAAGCCGGGACTAAAACAATAACTAAAGGTGTTGGAACAACTGATAAGGAAGGAAGTGAGGAAACTTACGGATAATTATTCCTTTTTCAATTCACGATATATTTATATTGTAAATAATCAAATTAAAATTAAAATATGAAAAAAATAGTAAAATTAACTGAGTCAGATTTGGTGAGAATTGTAAAAAGAGTGATTAATGAAAATAATACAAGTCTTCTAAATGAAGGAAACGGACAAAATGCTGTTAATGCGATTAAAAAAGGAATAGCTGGTTTGGGTACTGATGAGAGAGGTGTTTTAAACGCCGTATATATGATCAAAAATAAAGCTGATTATATGGAAGCTTTGGCTGCCGTAAAAAAACTTGGATATAGCACAATAGGATCTTACATCTCAACGGATATGGAAGAAGTAAGTTATGGTATGAATGTTTTTGGTTTTGCTGATAAACAAAATAAAATTATAAGTGAAATAAATAGACATTTACAACAGTTTAACCCAGAAGAAAGAGTTAAAACACTCTCAGCTCAAGGTTCGGCACATGGAAGAACACAACAATCTTCACAAAAAAAACCATTCCAGGGTCTTAGATAATTAAAAAATTAAAATATTAAAAAAGGAGGTCTAAACCTCCTTTTTTATTTTAAGAAACATTGAAAATATCAATCCAGTTATAAGCCCTCCTATATGTCCAATTGAGGATCCAGATGAGGTATAATCATATGGGTAGAGAACAATTAAATTACTATAGACCATATATGATGCCAGACATAATAGTAGTATTGTTCTTATTTTTCTTGTAAATCTTAGATTAAAAACTAAAAAAGAACCAACAAATCCGAATAAAGCCCCCGAAGCACCAATACCATACGATTTAGAATCGTAATACCGTTCAATCAAAACCCTTTCTTCTTTTGGATGTTTAAATCTATCACTATACTTTACAGAAAAAATATTAACATCTTTACTTATTAATTGTCTTTTACAATAATCAAGTTCTTGGTTTTTCAAAGTGTTATAAAACAACACACAAGTTAAACTTGATAAAACATACATCCAGTAGTAGTTTTCTGTACCGAATTTTTTTTCGAATGAAACAGAAAAAAATAAAAATAAAATTAAATTGATAAATATATGTGTCGGTTCATATGAATGTGTGAACATAAATGTTAGAATCTGATAAATAACAAAATTTCCAGAATCGGTTGGGTAAAATCCAAGATGTTGGTTAATATCAAATGAAAACAAAAATAACGATATACAACTTATAATATAAACAATAATATTGATTCCAAAAATAGTTTTTACACCACTTGGTAAATTTGTCAAATATGTTTTTATTGTTTTCATTCTACAAATATACAATTTTATTTTAAATAAAAAAAACCCCATCTTATGATGAGGTTTTACAATTGGTGGAGGTGCGGAGAGTCGAACTCCGGTCCATAATATCCTGTCAGATAAGGACTACATGTTTAGGTTGATATTTTCTAATATCCCAAAATAGTTGATTTGTTCTTCACCATCGTAAATCAACAACCAATGGTCCCGAATCGGATTTAGAGAGCCATCCGGTGTGCTCTATCAAACTACGACTTCTGTTGCTAGGTTATATGTCTGCCGACCCCCCGTTTCCGAACTTATCTTAAGCTACAGTAACTTCAGAACCTCTTACTAATCCAAGAGTTTCCATTTTGTTTAGCACATTGCCAGTTGTTTTCCAAGTCAGTTTTTAAAGAGATTAACTTAGTCCCTACATGCCCTTATTCCTCAGCCAATACCTGTCAAATCCAAAAACGCCCCCATATGTCAAATAACTTATACCACAAATATAATACAAAGATTTGTAATATCCAATATATTTATAAATATATGAAAAAAAGGCTTCTTATAGAAAATGATATACCTGAGTTAAGTGACTTCCAAAAACTACTACTTTTGAATAAAGGTAAGTTAGATTATGAAGATGTTGAGTTCATTGATGGAGATGGAGAAAATTATCCAAACATTATTGAAGTAACCAAAGATGGTTTACTATTTAACTTTGATGGTTTAGAGGAATTTTTGAAATTCTTTTTTCCTGAAACTTATGGTAAGAATGCCGAAGGTGGTGATGGTGAGTATGATGCAATGAATTTTGATAGTATGTATTATGGCAACTACGACTTCGGTGATGATTGTTATAATAGATCAAGTGATGACTGGAATGAAGGTTATACTTTAGGATATCTTTGTGGTGAAGCGGTTGTTAAATTACGTGAATTGATAAGTATTGTGTCACCAAAATCTCTAAAATACTTTAAAGATGATAAACTAAGTGGTGAAGAAGAACTTACAGAGGTTTTAGACGCCTTCTTCCCAAAAATGGAGGACGATATGACTGAGATAGATTGTGGTGCCAGACAATATATGTTACGTGATGAGGCATCTAATTATATTGGTGAAAAATTCTGTAATGGTTTAAAACCTTTTGGTATTGAGAATTGGGGACGAAGTAGATTTACCGAGTGTTTTAAAACATACTTCATAAGTTGGGGTAATTTAGTACAACTATATCTTTATGATGGTGAATTTGATGGGAATGTATTGGACGTAATATTTAAATACATTGATAAGAACTTTAGAGATCATCCGCCAATATATTATGAGATTGAGTATAATATTTGGGATCAAGAGAAATACAATGAATATGCTTGTAAAAGATATAGTGATGTTATAGATGATTATCTTGAGGATGCGAGGGAAAGATATCACCCAAAATATATTAAAGAAATGGAAAGGTTGTCTAAGTTAGATTTATTTAAACGTAAAAGTATACCTGGAAGTAAGTACTACATTAAAGTCATTAGTTTAGACCCCGAAACGATGAAAGTTAAATATGTTGTTTCTACAGGTCTTTGGGGTAGTAATAATAAAGCAGGATTATCAACCGTTGATGACGTAATTGCAATGGCAACCCAACCAGGTTTATTTGATCAGATGGATTTTAGGGTTGACCCAAAATAATTAACCATAACGTTCTTTGAGGATCTCATATAGTTTGAGTCCGTCATCATCACCAATATAAAATTCATTCCCATCATAAGGATCCGCAATGATAACACCACTTGCAATCTCAATAACATCAACCGATTCCAAATTGTGAATAACCTCATCTTCATCTTCTTCTTTTGTGAAATCAAAGTCATATTGTAATTTTGGTTTATTCGGTTCGTATTTGAATTCGTATTTCTGTAAACCAAGATCTTTAACCAAATTCATACCGGCTGTGATGGCACGCTCCACATCATCTAAACATACAAACTCATTCTTGGTGTGCATGTTGTAATAACCACAAGACATATTCAAACATGAGAGATCACTTTTTTGTTTAATCATCATGATGTCTGTGTATGGGTGAGATTGTACAAACATCTCATTACCAAATGACTTTGTAATTGACGATAAAGCGGTTTTAAAGAACTTTCCGTCAACATCGAATAAGGTAGTCCCAAAACAACTATGAGAGATCAGGTGATCACCTGGTGCGTCGTATTGCACACAATAACCGACATCTTTCAAGAACTCAGTATTAACCATTTTAGATCCGTGACAACCAGTTTCTTCAGATACGAAAAACGCAACTTTAACTTTGTCTAATTTTTGAAGTAATTCTAAACAAATGAAAATTCCGCATTTATCATCACCACCAATACCAGTTGGATTTCCGTCTTTATCGTATGCTTTTAAACATAGAGTTTGTTCGTTACCAAAATCTTTACCAAAAGTATATGGACGAAGAAGGTATTCTTCCTTTACGTCAATTAGATCGACAAGTTCGTGTACGGTATCAGTATGAGAAATGAACATTGGGTAAAATTCTCCTTCACCCAATGTTCCTTTCACCGCATATATGTTATTGTGTTCATCACAAGTAAGAGCTACTCCATCCATATCACCAATGGTTGAGGTTAGATACTCCACCATCTTACTTTCCTTATAAGTCTTGGTTGGAACAGATAAGAGTTCTTTAAATTTATTTAGATCCATTTCAAATTGTTTCCACAAAGATAGTTGAATAATTGTTAATAAAAAAATTATTCTTTCTTTTTTCTTGTTTTTTTAACTTTTTCTTCCTTATCGGAAACTATAATCTCATCATTCTCAACTTTAAGTTGATAATCTTTGTTTTCCTCAATCTCCATCATCAAGATCTTTTCAGAAATTAAATCTTCAATTTTATCTTGGATTGCTCTTTTGATTGGTCTTGCTCCGAATGTTTCATCAAACCCAACTTTTGAGATGTAATCAATTAGATCCTGTTCGTAAGTGAAATTGTATTTCTTCTCACTAACTCGCTTCAATAACTTATCCACTTCTAATTTTGTAATCACATCAATGTGTTGTTTCTCAAGTGAGTTGAAGATGATTACGTCATCAATACGGTTCAAGAACTCAGGTGCGAAAAATTTACTTAATTCTTTTTTAAGGATTTCTCGTTTCTCCTCTTCTCTGATTGCATCACTCTTACCCGTTTTAAATCCAACACCAGCTCCGAACTCTTGTAGACGTTTAACACCGATGTTAGAAGTCATAATGATCAAACAATTCTTAAAGTTGATCTTACGACCTAATGAATCTGTAATATGACCATCATCTAACAACTGAAGAAGTGTTGAGAAGATGTCTTTGTGAGCTTTTTCAATCTCATCAAACAATACAACAGAATAAGGTTTGTTTTTAACTTGTTCTGTCAACTGACCACCTTCATCGTGACCAACATATCCCGGAGGTGAACCAATCAAACGAGAGATTGTGTGTTTCTCTTGGTATTCACTCATGTCCACACGGATCATATTATCTTCACTACCAAAGATCTCTTTCGCTAATTGTTTTGCCAAGTATGTTTTACCAACACCTGTCGAACCCAAGAAAATGAATGAACCGATTGGTTTATTTGGGTCTTTAATACCCATTCTATTTCTACGGATTGCTTTGGTAATTTTGGTAACCGCTTCTCCTTGACCAATAACCTTTGAATTTAAGTTATCGTTCAAATTGATAAGGTTATTTCTCTCATCAAGGTTGATATTAGAGATTGGAATTTTGGTCATATTTGATACGACTTCGTAAACCAATTCTTCAGGAATAGTTCTTTTACTACTTCTTAAATGATCCTCAAATCTTTTCTTTTCTTCCTCAAGTCTGGATAAAATACTTCTTTCACGGTCACGTAGCTCAGCTGCTTGT